AGGATGTATTTTGTTTGAAGTCAAGGAAAGTTTTAAAAGCTGTCAATGGCAAGATAGAATACAGGTGTTCAATGTTGCATTGTAATATGTCTTTGGGTAAATGGACACATCAGTTAAAGGTAGAACATGAAAAGCTAGATGGGGATGAGTTTGACTATTCAAAAGAGCGTTACCCTTGGACACCTCTCACTGCTGCTGAAATTGCCTATGGATCGCATGACGTTTTAGGCCTGATTGAGGCTATACAGACTGAAATGTTGCGAGACAATGACAACTTGTATAAAATACCTTTAACAAGTACGGGTTATGTGAGAAGGAACGTCAAACAGGCAATGAAAGAAATAGCTCATCAGCTTGTTAGGGTACAGCTAGAGCTTGATTTGCACGTTTATGAACTTCTAAATGAAGCTTTCAGGGGTGGAGACACCCATGCAAACAGGTACTTTACAAACAGGATATTGGAGAACGTACACAGCTATGATAGAAGCTCTTCTTACCCAGATGTAATACTTAACAACTTATTTCCAATGACGCGGTTTAGACTTAACGCTTATATCAAAACTATGGATGATATAGAGAAAGATATAGCAATAAGGGAGAGGGCTTGTCTGGCTAGGATAGCCATATATAATTATTATCAAGATGATTTGTATAACGGTTTTCCCTATTTAAGCTATAGTAAATGCAGACACGTATTAAATCCAGTGTTAGACAATGGTAGGATACTTTCAGCCGATTATCTGGAAACAACTGTAACAGATATTGATTTAAAAATAATCATAAAAGAAATGGGGGATGATGGTTTTATTGTTCCATTAGAGTATTATTCAGCGAAATACTATTCATTGCCCGAACAGATAAAGGAAGAGGTGAGGAAATACTATAGGGGAAAGACAGAGCTTAAAGGAGTAACAGACAACCCAGACGCAGAGTATTATTATATGAAGTCAAAAAATCTGCTCAATAGCATTTATGGGCTATTTGTACAATCTCCTTGTAAGCAGAATATACTATTTGATGATTGCCAATATAACGAGGACACAACACCTATTGAGGAACTTCTTGCAAAATATAATAAAAGAGCTTTTACTAGTTTTCAGTGGGGTGTGTGGGTTACTGCACACGCAAGGATGGAACTAAGGAAAGCAATCTGGGAAGTTGGTGCAAGATGGGTAGCGTACATTGACACGGATTCTGTGAAATTTCTGGGCGGTGCAGATTTTACTAGATTAAATGCTGAGTACATAAAGAACAGCCAAAAGAATAACGCATTTGCTAAAGACGCAAAAGGAACGACGCACTATATGGGGGTGTATGAGTATGAGGGAACGTATGACAGATTTGCAACACTGGGAGCTAAAAAGTATGTGTATGAGAAAGACGGAGAACTGCACATAACAATTGCAGGAGTGAACAAGAAAAAAGGAGCTAAAGAGCTTGCAAGGAATGGCGGTATTGAGCGCTTTTTACTTGACACAAAAACTAATAAGTGTCTGGGTATAACTGAACTAGACACTAACGGATTTATCTTTAAAGAAGGTGGCGGTCACGAACTTATTTATAATGATTCAAAAAGTTACGGAACAGCAAATATTGAAGGGCATGAAATAGAAGTTACAAGGAACGTTGTTATTAAAGAATCTACTTATCAATTAGGTGTTTCAGCAGATTATAAAAGAATCATTGAAGATACAGATTATTGGTATGAAGAAATTGTATAAAAGTTATAAACTGCTTATAATAGGAAGTGGGGATAAATCCCCAGAATTAAAGCATATTTAGACAGTGAAGAAAGTGAGGTACACAAAATGACAATCAAGAGAGTTAGTGCAAATGTAGAAAATGATAAAAGGATGCTTTACAAGCTCACAAAGTCTCCTAACGTGGAGAAGCTTAAAAATGCAGTTGGGAACACAATCTATGTCAAGGCGTTCTGCTATTATAACGATGTAGAAGAAGGCGAAAACGAAAAGCTCATTCTTACTCTGTTATGTGCTGATGGAACTATTTATGGAACGAACAGCAAAACAGCAATGAGCAACTTTTCAGATTTGCTTGAGTTTTTCATTGATGATATTGATACTGATAAAGGGCTTGCAGTTGAGGTTTCTTCTTCAATCTCTAAGAATGGAAGAGAATTCATTCTGCTTGAGATTGGTGAATAATCCGTTCATGTTTTCTTTCTTCCAGAGGGGGCTTGTCTAATTGACAAGCCCTTTACTTTTAAGAGGTGATAATATGAAAAATGAAATATATCTTGATAGCGGTTATTTGAACGTGGACTATATCGTTAATCTGGATTATCCTTTTACCTTTATCATAGGGGCTAGAGGAGTGGGAAAAACATACGGAGTACTAAAATATATATATGAGAACAAAGTAAAATATATACACCTAAGAAGAACACAGGTGCAGGCAGACTTACTTTGCTCTAATGCTTTTCAGCCTTATAAACAGTTATGTACCGATTTTAACTGGAATATAGGCGTAACACCTGTTGCGAAAAATATTAGCGGTCTGGCTGAGATAGAAGACGAAACTTTTCTTACACCATTTGGTTATCTGTGTGCATTAAGCACTTTCTCAAATTTGAGGGGGTTTGATGCTAGTGACGTGGATGTTATTTTTTATGATGAGTTTATACCGGAGAAAACAGCAAAACCGATTAAGAGTGAATATGAGACTTTACTTAATGTTTATGAAACTGTCAACAGAAACAGAGAGCTTAAAGGTAGCAAGCCAGTAAAATTGATTTGCTGTGCGAACAGTAACACCATAGATAATCCATACTTTATAGGACTGGGAGTGATTAATAAAATTGCATCGATGCAGTCAAAAGGCAAGATGATTTACACGGATGATGATAGAGGTTTGCTAATAATCAATCTGAGTAAAAGCCCTATAAGCGCAAGGAAAAAGAACACGGCTTTATACAAGCTGAGTGAGAACACAGACTTTGGAGATATGGCTTTGAACAATCTCTATAGTGGTACTGATATAAGTACAATATCCAGAGAACGGTTAATAGAATATAAACCCAGAGTAAGTGTAGGAGAAATAACAATTTACAGGCATAAGTCTAAGAACATTTATTACGCAACTACTCACAAGAGTGGAAGTCCTATAACTTATAACACTTCAACAGATGATTTAGAAAGATATAGGAATGCATGGAAAAAGATTTATTTATGTGCTTATTATGAAGATAGATTCTTATTTGAAGATGCAGTGTCTCAAGTGCTTTTTAAACGATATACTATGAACTAGACAATAGTTGCGTGCAGCTATACCAGGATCCTCCCATTTTTGGGAGGATTTTTCTATTTCAATAGCCAAATTTTGTTATTAACATCTTATAATAGAAGTGTGGGGGTGTCGGCTGTCTATATGCAGAGACCGGAAGTCTCAGACATGCTAGGGCACTAGCTGAAAACGACACCCCTATAATCTATATAGGAAGGAGTGATAGAATTGAACGTGGACAGCATTATTACATTAATCGGAAGTGTTGGTTTTCCAATTGCTATGTGCCTTTATATGACAGTAACCTTTAACAAGACACTGGAAAACCTTGATGATAGGATTCTTGCATTATCTACAAGAATTGATGTACTGATAGACAAAGTATTGGAGAACAAGAAAAATGGCAACAGCTAATGATGTTTTAAAAGTTGCTGAGAGTTATAACGGAACTAAAGAAGGAAGTTCAAAACATGCGGAGCTTCTTAATATTTATAACTCTCACAGACCACTTGCAAGGGGATACACAGTAAAAAGTACAGATGCTTGGTGTATGACTTTTATTAGTGCCTGCTTTATAAAAGCCAATGCAATAGATGCACTGGGGCTTACAGAGTGTGGATGTCAAGAGTATGTGAACTATGCACGCAAGAATAATATGATAGTCAATAATCCCATTGTCGGAGATTTGGTTTTTTATGACTGGGGTAATGATGGTGTTGTTGACCATGTGGGTATTATCTATGGTGTAAGCGGTTATAATCTCTTTATTAGGGAAGGTAACAAGAGTGATATGGTGACAACTAGAGTTATTTCTAAAACTTCACCAAGTATCAAATATTTTGTGCGACCTAAATATAATGGAACTATTACAACTTATGATATGTCGAAAATAGACTTTGCACAGTCTTTTGACAGGAAGATAGCAGGTGATTATGTCTGCACTGCCAGTGATTTTCTTGCACTGAGATATAATCCATATGTTGAAGATAGTGACAGGAGAAACAACAAGATAGCAGAAATCAAAAGCGGTGAGACTTGCCACAATTACGGCTATTATACAAATGAGTGGCTTTTAGTGGTCTACAAAGGATTAACAGGATTTGCCAATAAAATGCATTTAAGAAAGAAGGTATAATATGAGCTTTACAAATGATGATATTTTAACACTTGCAAGAGCAGGTTTTACAGCACAGCAGATAGGGGCACTCAACAGTGTTACGCCTATTCCCACTGCAACTGTGACACCTGCAACTGTGACACCTGCAAACAACGATACACTTTCTCAGATTCTTACAGCTATTCAGACCAATGCAATTAACGCAACACAACAGCCTGCGCAGCCCACAACAGATGATATACTCGCAGAGATTATCAATCCACCTACAAAATAAGGAGTATAAGAAATGGCAGTTAATACATTAACATTTAATCAAGTTTCAACTGTACTGGCAGAGGTTACAAGCCTTGCAACCGGAGGTTCAGTACCGACACCAGTTGACACAGCTTCTTTTGTTTCAGTAGCCAACACTGCACTGCTTACTGGTTATGACAATCTTCTTAATGCTGTATCGCAGGTGCTTACAAGAACGATTTTTTCTGTTCGTCCATACTCAAGAAGATTCAAGGGTCTTGAGGTTGATTCTCTAAGATGGGGTAATGCAATTAGAAAACTGCAAGCCCTTGATATGCCTTTTGAAGATGATGATAGAATGACACTTACAGATGGTGAAAGTATTGACCAGTATGTTGTACTAAAGCCGAAAGTGCTTCAAACTAACTATTATGGAATTAATCAATACCAGAAACATCTTACACTGTTCAGAGACCAAATTGATACTGCTTTTCATAGTCCAGAGGAGTTAGGAAGATTCTTTTCTATGATTCTGTCAAATGCCAGTGACCAAATTGAACAGAGCAAGGAAAATCTTGAGCGCGCAACAGTAGCTAATCTGATTTGTGCAACTAATGAAATCGGAAATACAGAAAGCGTTCTGCATCTTGTAACACTGTATAATGGTTATGCGGGAACTTCTCTTGATTCAGAGACAGTTTTACAGCCTACCAACTTTCAGCCCTTTGTACAGTGGCTTTTCGGTTATCTGGGAGAACTGATTGACAAGATGGCTGAACGCTCTAAACTATTCCACCTTAATATCACAAATAAGGAAGTTATGAGGCACACCCCTAAAGACAGAATGAAGGTGTACTTTAACAGTGGTATTTCTAACCATATGGACACTAGTGCTTTTTCTACAATCTTCCATGATTCTTACTTGAAGAAGGTAGATTATGAAAAAATTGTATTCTGGCAAGATATTAAAAATCCTATGAAGATTAGCGCAGACTGTGGTTATATTAATGCATCTGGCACTGTTACGCACAGTGAAGTGACACTTAATAATGTTCTGGGTGTTATCTTTGATGAGGAAAGTGCAATGATTAATATGGTAAATCAGTGGCAGGCTAACAGCCCATTCAACGCAAGGGGTGGATATACAAATATGTTCTGGCATTATAGTCTCAGATACCTAAACGACAACACGGAAAACTGCGTTATTCTGCTTTTAGATTAATAAGGGGTTTTAGAATTATGGCTTTTAAAGTAATGTTTGGCACTATTTACAAAAAGCATAATTCTACATTTAGAGGGGCTAACGGTTCACACAACATACAGTGTGATTGTTCTTTAAAAGAGGACTGTTCTGTAAACAGCCCCTCTTTATTTGTAGATTTAGATAGTAGTCATATCTTTGGAAGTGGTACTGTTTTGAATCATTGCTATATTCCATTATTTGATAAATATTACTTTGTTGATAACTGGACTTATGAGCGCGGCAATTGGAGAGCAGACTGCACAATTGATGTGTTGGCAACATGGCGTTCTTCAATTGGTAATTCAACACAATATGTTCTAAGGTCTTCTAATCAGTCCGATGGAAGTATATTTGATGCTTTTTACCCAGTTAAAAACGCAATCACACACAGTTATTCTAATGCCACAAATCCTTGGAGTATTTATGGTGGTACTTATGTTATAGGTACTATTAGTGGCGGTGGTATGGGGCTTGGTGCAGTTGGATATTATGCTTTAACTTCAACACAGTTTCACGATTTAATGGTATATCTCTTTAATAATGTAGGCAGTTACTTTGATTTAACACAAGTTGCACAAGACATAACCACCGAAACATTTAAGGCATTATATAATCCCTTTCAATATATAGCGAGTGCAATGTATCTACCATTTTCATTAAGTGGGATGCTACCCAGTCAACAGCATATTGACGTTGGTTATTGGACTATTCCTGTTTATGGTGGCAGACTAACAACATTAGAACCTTATTCCAGATATTTTAATCTGTCTTGGAGTGGTTCGCACCCTAATGCTAATAGAGGGGATTATGTTTATTGCAATCCATATACAAGAGTTGAGGTAGACTTTCAACCTTTTGGACATTTTCAACTTCCTAGTGATATTGTATATGATAGGGGTGGAGTTGAGGTTGAGTTTAAAGTTGATACTATCACAGGCAAAGGCACTTGTTATATAGGAGGCGTAATTGAACCTTATATGACAGTAGAAGCGCAAGTAGGAGTACCAATTCAGATATCACAAATGGCTACTGATTATCTAGGGGCATTCACTACTACTGCGCAGGGTGTAGGAAATACTATATCAAATATAATGCAAGGTGATATAGGTGGAGCTATTGGAAGCGGTGTAGCTTGTATAGATTCTAGTATAAGGGCACAAGTTCCCACACTTTCAACTATGGGTAATAATGGGGGTCTTTCTTCTTTAGTACAAGCGCCAGTTGCTATATATACTTATTATGGTCTTGTGGATGAGGATAACGAAAGAAATGGTAGACCACTTTGCAAGCATAAGAAGATTAACACAATCAGCGGTTATATATTGTGCGCAAATGCTGTGGTTGAAACAGGTGGAACTTTTGAAGAGAACCAAGAAATCAGTAGACTAATGAACAGCGGTTTTTATTATGAATAAGATACCAGTAAACCCCCCTGCTAATATATGGTGTAAAGAAGCCATTACAGTTTTTTGTACTTGTGCATATTTCATAAGCTCTATAAATCCTGCTGTATGGGAAAATTTTGATGATAGTGATTTATATAATGGGCTTGGGCTGTTACTGCATAAGCCTGCATATGAAATCATAGACTATATAGGAAATAATTACCCTAACTTAACAATTGAAAATGGATTGATACAAATGAAATTTTTTGAATCTAGTGCATTCAATTGGCAAGGTGGAACTGCCTATGACTATCAGACATTTGCAGATTTTACACAGCATTGTTCAGTGAATTGGACTTTGGAAATTCAACACTTCTTAGAGCAGATAGGATATTGTAATACAACGGACGCTCAATCATACGCTAACCAATGGCACAGCTATGCATTTAATCTATATATGGATTTTTTGAGTATGAATCCGGATGATTATAAAAAATTGAAATGGATCGCACGTAATGGACTGCTTACTGCTGCTGAAATTGAAAATAATCTACATATCCTATTTGCATATTCTCAAGGGGTGGTGTATGAAAAAAATCTGATATGGCTTTATTTTAAAATGAAAGAGGGCAATAAAAAATGAATCTACCAATTTATTATCAACAGGAAAACATAATTACTGCCAGTAATAGTCCAGGCATCGTGCATTGTGGAAATACAACGCTTGTCAATCTTTTCAAAAGATATCTATACCAAGAGGCTGTATCTACAATAAAAGCAGATATACCCGACACATGGAATAGAGACTACTTTCTTTATGTACTGTTTGCACTGGGTTATATTGCAGTAGTGAACACTAATAAATATGGTGTTATATGCCAATACTGCGGATTGTACGGTCAAGACGTTTATTATGCACCAACACATGTTACTATATCTAATCCTCTTTTACGTGGTACACTAACACCTAGAATCCATGTACAGTGTGAAGTGTTAAAACTTACACCCGATTATTGCGGAATAGATGATTTGATAACATACTATGCTAACAAACTTGCTTTATGCGCTGAAAATGTCGACACAAACCTTATTAATAGCAAACTGGCTTACTTATTTCTTGCAGGTAATAAGAGTGCAAGTGCAACATTTAAAACACTATTTGATGATATCGCAAGTGGTAAGCCCGCTGTTGTTGTTGATAAGTCTTTAGTACGTGAGGATGGTTCTTTAGGTATTGAGCTTTTCAATCAGCATTTAAAAGAGACTTACATAGCTAGTGATGTAATGGAAGATATGCGTAAAATAAGGGCAGACTTTAACACTGTTATTGGTATACCTAATGCTAACACAGATAAGCGTGAAAGACTAATCTCTGATGAGGTGAACGCTAACAACACAGAAACTAAAACAAGACTGGATTTGTGGGTTGAATCATTAAATGAATGCGCAGATAGAGCTAATAAGATGTTCAACTTAAAATTGCACTTTGAATCCAGATATGAAGAAACTGAGGTGACAGAGGATGTCAAGCCAAAAAGCAATGATTAACACCCTTATGTTTTACCACTGGGATAATACACTTTTCAATGGTATGGAACTACCAACGGAATTGAACAGACAAACTGTTATAGACGCAATTCTGTTAGAAACTAGTGACTTTCCACTAGTTATCACAGACTTGCCCACCTTAAAATACAGTATAGAACTATGGTCAAAGCACAGGGTTGATATATGGAAGAAACTTTATGATACAACACAGTATGAATATAATCCAATTGAAAACTATGACCGAACAGAGGAAACACATGATAATTTATCTGAGACTGGCTATGGAACTGTAAAAGGAGATGGGGCAGAGGATAAAACAGAGAGAACACTTGTTAAATCTGGCATGATTGATAAGACTATCAGTGGAAACATTGAAAGAAGTAAAAGCGGTTCAATTGATAAAGCTATTAATGGTAGTTATACAGATGCAAATAGTGGGCAAGACATAAACACCAATAGTGTATCAGCTTTTAATGATAATGGATATAGTGACCATGAACAGACTACTTTACAACATGGACTGAGTACCGAAAGAATGTATAACGGTTATGTTGAAACTGAGACCTATACCGATTATAGCGATACTGAGAAATATAATAGTTATAAAGAAACTGAGAGTTACGGTTATCCAGATAGTATAGAGAATCCTACTGATATAGAAACTATTAAAACTAATAATCTTTCTGGACAGAGAACAGATAGAAACTTCAATAATAATAGGACTATCACAGGGCATATTCATGGGAATATTGGTGTGACCACAACACAGCAGATGATACAGGCAGAGCGTGAAGTTGTGATGTTTGATGTCATAGACCAGATTGTTACAGATTATAAAACAACATTTTGTATATTAATTTATTAAGGAGATAACTATGCCGTTCTTTTTTGACCATTACCCATATACAAACTTCCATAATATTAATCTTGACTGGGTGCTTGAAGCTGTAAAAGCTTGGGGTGCATTAGTTGAAGAGAATAATATAAAATTTCACAATCTTGAAGAAGCTATGACTTCTTTTAGAACTACACTTCTTAGTGAATGGAATACTTTTCACGATGTAACACAAAACGAAATAAACCAATTTGAAATATGGACACAGAACTATCTGCAAAATTTAGATGTCCAAGAAGAGATTAATACAAAACTTGATGAGATGTTGTCAAGTGGCGTGCTGTCACCATACTTTGCACCATACATTCAAACCGATGTTTCCGAATGGCTACAAAATAATATTACACCTACTTCACCTGCTATTGATGCAAGTCTAACAATTAGTGGAGCGGGTGCAGATGCCGCTGTAACTGGCAGAAAAATAAATGGATTAAAGGCAGATTTAGGTGATATAACAGGTGCGAAATTCACTACGGTTGATATTGTAGCATATCCCTCTTTTGCTTCTTCCATTATGGAAGATGGATACCATAACGCAAATGGTACATGGACAAGTGGTGACAATTACACAAGCTATGTGCTAAACAAGGGTAGAAGCTATGAAATAGCTTTCGGCGCATTGGCATCTTCTTCATACTATGTGCAGATGTGTATTTTTAATGGTAGCGTTGAACAAGCAAATTTTGTGAGTAGGTTTCGTAGCTTAAACAACAATCTGCCAACTATTGATAATCCTATGACAATAACAGAAAATCAGATTGTTGTCATAGCTGTTACAGATGCAACATTATCGGCAACGATAACGACAAGTTGGAATCAAGGTGTAAAACTTAATTCTAACACTATGGAGCAGATAAGAACCGAACTGAACGAAAAAAAGCTGAAACTGATATATAATAATATTACTTCTGATTATGAGACAGAACGCCTTTATATTTATACACCAACAATTAACGGATATATCCGCTATAATTTTGCTCACTATGTTAATGAAAGTAGAAATAGTAATTGTTGGATTATACACCCCCTTTATGCTGTAACAGATAACCTAATTGAGCGTTATGCGGTTACAACATCTGGAGAATTTGAGTGCGCATTGAAGATAGATGGCGCTCCGGATTTTATGGGTGGTTCAGCGCATGGTAGTGAAAACTATACATCTATTCATGTACTTATTGATGGCACTGAAATAACTCCGTCAAGTATAATCACATTGACAGATTGTGATGAAATTAGAGTTATTGAATGTTCAAATCTTTATGACCCTAATGATGAAACCACACTTGTCGCAGTACATGGTAAAGAGTATGTATGGACAAAAGACAAACTTATAATCAATCAATCTGTTATATGGAAAGTAGCAGAGAATTTAAGAACATCCTATTTAGCTATGTTTCCTATAGCTAAAACAGCTATTGATAATCTCATGCCAAATGATACATTTGAAACAATTGCACTTCCAGATGATGGATACATCCGCAGGACAGGTATTGATTCAATCACAGCATGGTCTGATACACTTGGTTTAGTTGTTACCTTTTCAATCCCTAAATGGGATATTACTGGTACTAACTTGCAAAATGTTGGCGAATTTCAAGTTACTGATAATAATGGTGGTGTATATCATAAAATGTATTACGAATGTTGTACGAATGGCTCGGTAGCAATAAATGATGTATGGAAAACGACAACAGAGTATACTATTCAGATAGGAGCATAAACTTTCATAAATTTAATAATTACATCAAACTATATTTGACACAAC